GCACAAGGTGCACCAGATTATACAAACATCGGCGCAACTTTTACAAAGGTTGAATTAACTACCAAGAAGATTCGTCTTGATTGGGAAGTATCAACTGAAGCACTTGAAGACAATATTGAAGGTGGAGCACTTGAAGATCATCTAGTTCGCTTGATGACCAATGCATTCGCAAACGATATTGAAGATCTTGCTATCAATGGTTTAGGAACAGGCGCAGACGCCTTCCTTTCAATCATGCCTGGTTTCGTAAAGCAAACTCGTGGAACAGTAGGAAATGCTGCTCACGAATATGCTGCAACAGTTGCAGATAATAACTACACAACATCAGTAATGCAAGGCTTGCTATTAGCAATGCCTCGTAAGTATCGTGCACTTAAGTCAAACCTTAAGTTCTACGCAGGTACTGATGCATTTGCTGGTATTGTTCGTAACAACGGTACACTTGCAGACGCTATTTCTTCAGCATTCGCTGACAGAATTGGTAGCACACAAGCAAACCGTCAAGAATTCCTTGATGGTGGAGCACAGACAACAGGTAACTCACGTACAACACGTGTACTTGGTGTAGATGTTCTTGAGGTTCCTTACTACCCTGCAGGTTATGTCGATTTGACATTCCCTCAGAACCGTGTATGGGGCTTCCAAAGAGACATCACTGTAAACCGTGAATACAAGCCAAAGAAAGATACAATTGAGTACACAGTATTCGTACGCTTTGGTATCCAATGGGAAGAACTAGATGCAGTCGCTTATGTTGACTCAGATAGTGCTGATTCCTAAGATTTAAAAAATCTTATATTAGGGAGGGTAGCGTAAAAACTACCCTCCTTACTGTTATTCTGGTATAATTACAAATGAACACAGGAGAATTATGAATTTAACAATTGAAGAGTTATCTACTAAAACTGTAATGGCATTAAAGGCATATGCAAAGAAAAATAACATAGAATTATTTGACGCAAATACTAAACTTGAAATACTAGAAATTCTTGCTAGTTGGATACCGCCAGTAAACAAAGAAGAGCAAGTAGAGGAAGCAAGTAAAACTAAAAATATGGAAAATAAAGTAGCCCTATATTCACAAAAAAATCTACATATGGATAACCTAGGGGCTTTAAAGGTAGGATATAACATAGTTTCAAAAGAGGCATCGGAAAAGTGGCTAACACACAAACTGGTACGCATTGCACCACCAGAAGAAGTAGCCTCATATTACGGTAAATAAAAATGCAGATACTACGTCTTCCCCCATACCCACTTTATGTAACCTATACAGTTCCAGATGCTAATGCTGACTATATTATTGTTATTGAAAATGTTGCAGAGCAAACTGAAGTTGAAGAGGCTATAGAATCTAATGCTAATAAAGAAATTACCTATTCTTTAGACGGTAATTTTGTAAAGTATGACAAGTCATATGCACTAACAATATATGAAGACGGTGGGTCATCTGGAGAAACACTTGTTCGTGGAGACATTGTTGTAGAGGATAATTTAGAAATTATGAGACCTTATGTAGACCCTACACCACTTGCTGCATCTGGCACAGCAACAGATATAGCCTTATATACAGGATATGAAAGTTTGGCTAGATCAATAATTGATAGCATTGTTGGTGGATTTTATTATGATAGAACTTATCTAGAGGTTGTTGGTCAAGGAAATGATTATTTACCACTTTGGAAAAAAACACATAAACTTTTAAAAGTGTATGAAAATGCACAACTTGTATATGATATAGATGATGTAGATGGACCAGCATTGACAGAATATACATTTTTAATTACAAAAGATAAAACTGCAATTACTAAAGATCCACTTGAGGCAGTTGATTCAGTAAATCGTGCAGAAAGAAGATATGCCCGTATACCAGTTGGAGTATCAGATTCTATTAGTTTATTTGATACAGAAGATAGCGGTAATACCCAAACAATTGTTCCAGGAGTAGCATTTCCAGAAGGAGCAGATTATATTATTTTAGCAGAAACAGGATATAAGGTTGTCCCTTATGATATTCAAGATGCAACATTAATGCTAATTGATGATATTAAATGTGGAAGATTAGACCATTATAAACGATATGTTAAAAACTATAGTACAGATCAGTTCAAAATTGAATATGATAAAGAATTTATCCAGGGTACTGGAAATATTTTAGTAGACAAAATACTTGATAAATACAAAGAAACGATTATACGTCCAGGAGTATTATAATGGAATGCTGTCAAGAAACAGACTTCCTTTATCCAATGAAGGCTGATCTTTATTATCCAATTATTAAACAAAATCAATATGGCCAAGCAACAAAAGATTGGGTTTTTGATAGAACTATTATTTGTAATGCAACCCCAGTAGGTGGTGCAGGATCAGAAGATATTAAACCAGAAACATTTTTGCAATATGAAAATAAACTTATTGCTAGAGTTAAATTAGATCCAAGAACATCTTTAGCAAATTCTGACAATGCAATCAGCAATATTTTAATAACAAACATTAGACTAGAAGATGATAGTTTATTATATAAAGAAACAGCAGGACCAAGATCTGGCCGTGGAACAATTTATGAAGTAGCAACAGTAGAGCCATTTATTGGGCCATTTAAATCAGTAGAATACTATAAGATGGTGTTACGTAGAACAGAAAATCAGACTGTAGGCGATTAATGATAGTCAGAACTAATACCCAAAGTTTTGACAAGCAAATGAACAATATTGTTCAGTATGCTATTGGATTTTTAGATGGAGTTCAAAAGGGTAAAAAAATATTTTTACAAAATATTGGTACTGGAACAATACAGGCTTTGGCTGCTTATGTAGACGTTTCTGCAAGAGGAAATCCGTCGGCCTTACATCATGTCTATGAATGGTATCAAACAGGCAGTCCAAATGCAAGATTATTTGATATTGACTATACTGTAAACAATCTTGGACTAAGTATAAATTCAAAATTTAGACAATCAAGAACTGTTAAAGAAGATTCAAATGTCCCATTTTATAATAAAGCAAAAATTATGGAAGAGGGAATTCCAGTAACAATTACTCCTAAAAGATCATCTGTTCTTGCATTTAACCAAGGTGCAGAAACAGTATTTACTAAAAAGTCTGTAACAGTTAGAAACCCTGGAGGAAATTTTGTTCAAGGGTCATTTGAAAGAACAGTGGATGAGTTTATGCTTAGATATTTTAAACAGTCATTTTTGCGTGCTAGTGGAATATACGACTACATTAAAAAACCAACATTATTTAAGAAAAACATTAAGGCTGGATCTAAGAGTGGTAGATCAAAGGGCGTAGAGACTGGATTTAAATGGATTATCAATGCAAAGATTGGTGTAGAATAGTATTATGACCCTCAATGTATCTACTCAGACTGGCTTCCCTCCAACATTTTTAAATGCTTTTATTAACAGCGAACTTCAAGAATTTGGCTTAATGCCAACAGGACCTAATCCATTTCAACCATTTTTTCCTGCACAAAGCCCAATGAATATAGAGGATGTTTATAATGATAGTTTATATATTCGTAATAATCCCGATGGTGTAGTTGTTATGTTTGATAGGCTTATTAGATTTAGACCAACACCATTTTACAGACATAAAAGAGAACAGTTGGTTTATTTTATTTATGGGCCAAATCTTTCAAAATTATTTGATACAACAAGGGTAATTATTGAATGCCTAGATAGGGAAGATGCAGCAGCCCAAGATCTAAATTCATGGATACAGTCAAATGAAATAATAGACGAAAATGAAGAAGTTATAATTCCAAACGTATTTTTTCATAATATTAAGGTTTATCAGGCAGATGAGGCAAGGGATATAGCAGAATTAGCATCAGCCAGAACCCTATTTTTGAACAAACTAGTAATTGAGTATGATTATCATACAACAGATGCGGTATCTCAAAGATACTCATAAAAAGGCTTTATAATTAGTACTGAGGAAACAAACGCCATACAACTTAATATCAATTCTTATGAAAGAGGTGAATAAATGCCATATAGCCGTGGAAGTTCGTCCAACATCATAGTTGGTGCTGCAGCACTTTTTGTTGCAGACTCAACTTTGACTCCAGCGACACTAGAATCTTTTGATGCAAGTGAGTCTTTTAAAGATACATTATCAGCAGAAACAGATTATACTAACGTAGGTTATACTATGAACGGTTTAGAGTTACAGTTCCAACCAGACTTCGGTGAGGTCCAGGTAGATCAAATTCTTGACGTTGCAAAACTATATAAGCAAGGTATGCAAGTTAATCTTGCTACTGCTTTTGCTGAAGCAACTCTAGAAAACTTGCTTCTTGCATTAGCATTCGGTGACGCACAACTTACAGGAAACAAGGCAGCATCTACAGGAAGAACATTGAATCTTTCTGCAGGTGAACTTGGAGAATGTCCAGTAGAGCGAGGAATCGTTGCTGTTGGTCCAGGTACAGGTGACTGTGCTAACTCTACAGATGTAGAGCGTGTATATACAGCCTATCGTGCTTTATCAATTGAAAATGTAACAGTATCAGCAAAGCGTGATGAGCCTTCAATGTTTGAAGTATCATTCCGTCTATTGCCAGAAGATACATCAGGATCTTACGGTAAAATCGTAGATCGCACATTCGGTCAATCATAATCTAATTTTAGATTAACAAATACCCACTTCTTCGGAGGTGGGTATTTTGTATGTATATCTAGTTTATGGTAAAATAGAAATGATATGGCAACTACGATATATAAAAGTCAAACCGTATATTTATTTGATGGTACTGAATTAGAAATAATACCATTAAAGATTAAATATCTACGTGAGTTTATGCAGGCTTTTGATAATGTTAAAAATGCAAAAAATGATGACGAGGCAATTGCTATACTGGTAGAGTGTGTTCGAATATGCATGAAACAATATCATCCAGAAATATCTAAAAGCATTGAAGATGTTGAAAATAATATAGATTTACCAACAGTATATAAAATATTAGATCCTGCTGCAGGCATTAAAATTAATAAAAAATCAGAGGATACAGTTAAAGATCAAGCATTAGATAGTGGTCAGACTTGGGAAACACTAGATCTTGCAAAATTAGAATCTGAAGTTTTTTTACTGGGTATTTGGAAAGACTATCAAGAATTAGAAATATCATTATCTATGCCAGAACTTATGGCAACTTTAGAGATAAGTAGAGAATTGGATTATACTGAAAAAAAATTTATGGCTGCAATTCAAGGTGTTGATTTAGATGGGCAGACAGATAAACAGCGTGGTCAAAAAGAGTGGGAAGACATGAAGGCTAGGGTATTTAGTGGTGGACAAACAAAAGACTCAAATGATGTTTTAGCGTTACAAGGGCCAAATGCACAAAGAGTGGGATTTGGTATAGGTATGGGATTGGATTACGAAGACCTAACAAAATAGCCTCCTTATGCTATAATTGAGATAACCTATAGGAGGAAATATGGCGACAACCGTGCATGAGGATCAACAAGTATCTCTCATCGATGGAACAAAAATAACAGTTCGCCCGTTAAAAATCTCTCTTCTTCGTCCATTTATGAAGAAGTTTGAAGGGGTGGCTAAGGTTGCAGAGGATAATGAAAAATCAATGACTCTGCTTGTTGAATGTGTACAAATTGCTATGGAGCAATATAAGCCAGAATTGGCTGGAGACATTCAAAAACTAGAAGATCTTCTTGATCTTCCAACTGTGTATAAAATTGTTGAAGCAGCATCTGGCATTAATTTGTCATCTGTTACAGACATTCTTAATATACAGGAATAGTTATATATTAGAGAAGGTGTGATAAATGGCTGATGTTAATGCTAATATTGGCGTAAATATAGATACGTCAGAAGCATTAGCACAATTAAAGGCTTTACAAAGACAAATATCTCAGTTTCACTCTTCTATCGCTAAATCTAGCGAATCAGCAGCGATTGCTCAAAGGTCTCTGCAGAAAAATTTACTTGGGAGTATTAACTCCATTGGTGCTTTTTCTGCAGAACTTAGAACCGTAAAAACAAGCGCAGAATCATTTACTAACTCTTTAGAAAAAAATAAATTTTCAATGCGGGAATACTTCCGCTATGCTGGAGCATCTACAAAAACTTTTGGTAAATTATTTAAAACAGAATTTGACACAATTGGCAAGGTAGCCGAAGAACGTGTAAAAACTCTACAAACTCAATATATTAAGATGGGCCGTAATGCTAGTGGTGCAATGGAAGCAATTGCTATTAGGCCAACCACTCTTAATATGCAAGATCTTGGCACAAAAACAGCAATTGCAGCACAAAAACAAGCGTTATTTAATCAATTAATGAAACAGGGTTCTACCAACCTTTTAAACTTTGGTAAAAACACACAATGGGCAGGTCGCCAACTTATGGTTGGTTTTACAATTCCACTATCTATTGTTGGATCTACTGCTACAAAAACTTTTATGGATATGGAAGCACAAGCCCTTAAATTTAAAAAGGTTTATGGAGATTTATTTACTCCAAAGGCTGAAACTCAAGAAGCATTAGATAATATTACAGAACTTGGAAAACAATTTACAAAATATGGAATTGCTGTTTCTCAAACAGTTGGTTTGGCTGCAGAGGCAGCAGCAGCAGGATTTCAAGGTTTAGACTTACAGCGTCAAACAACAGAAGCAACACGTCTTTCTGTTCTTGGCCAAATTGATAATCAAAAAGCACTTGAAACTACCATTTCATTACAAAATGCTTTTGGCATGTCTTCTGATAAACTTGCAGACTCAATTAACTTTTTAAACGCAGTAGAAAACCAGACAGTTGTATCTCTTGACGATATCACTACTGCTATTCCAAAAGTAGCACCTGTAATCCAACAATTGGGTGGAGATGTAAAAGATTTAACATTTTTTATTGCAGCCATGAAAGAAGGCGGAATTAATGCATCAGAAGGTGCGAATGCTTTAAAGTCTGGTCTTGCAGCACTAATTAACCCAACTAAAAAAGCATCTCAAATGCTTTCTCAATTTGGAATTAATGCAAATGAAATTGTTACAAAAAATAAAGGAAATTTAAAAGCGACAGTTATTGAATTTGCTACTGCTCTAAATAAATTAGATCCACTTAATAGAGCACAAGCAATTGAGCAGATGTTTGGTAAATTCCAATTTGCTCGTTTATCAACTTTATTTGCTAATGTTGCAAAAGATGGAAACCAGGCTGCTCGTGTTCTTAGTTTAGCAAACTCATCAGTAGAAGAACTATCTGCTTTATCTGAACAAGAGTTAGGAATGACCGCAGATTCTGCAATGAATAAATTTAAAAAGAGTGTAGAAGATTTAAAACTAGCCTTAGTTCCAGTAGGTAAGGCATTTTTAGAAGCAGCAACACCAATTGTTGAGTTTGTCGGTGGAATATTAGAAAAATTTGGAAATCTTTCAGATGGAACTAAAAAACTTATAACTTTTTTAACTGTTGGAATAGGTGCCATCGGACCAATATTTTTAATGACATTTGGTTTAATTGCTAACGCACTTGCCAATGGATTAAAAGGAGTATTAATTTTACGTCAAGGATATTTAAGGTTAACTGGACAATCAAAGATTCTTGGAGAACAAACTCAATATTTAAATACTGAACAACTTGAAGCAGCAGCAGCAGCACACTCATTAGACCAATCACATGCAAAATTAACACAACAATTTACTGCAGAAACAGCAGCGCTTCAACAATTAATTGCTGCATATCAAAGTGCTACCAGGGCAGGCCAATCATTTATGCTAAACAACCCTGGCATGATGTTGCCACCAAGAGGAGGCAAAAAGTTAGCAAGTGGTATTGTTTCAGTACCTGGACCAAAAGGTGCAGGAGATATAGTTCCAGCAATGCTATCTCCAGGAGAAGCAGTTATTCCTTCAGAGATGGCACAAAAATATGCTCCATTAATTCAAGGAATGGTTGCTGGAAATATTCCTGGATACATAGAAGGAAAACTTGGTGCTGCAGGACAGTCAATTCCAATGAACTTCAGCACTATATCGGTTGAAACAAGAATACAATCTGTTTTAGATAAAATGCTTAGTGGTGTAAGTAAAATACAGAATGCAGAAAATATTATTGCTGAGACATTATTAAGAATATCTAGTGATACAAGAGTAAGTTATAGTAGTTTTGTTAGAGAGTTGGACGTTGTTGCATCAGAGATATCTAATATTAGAATTCCAGAAAAAATTGTTGGAGAAAGAGATTATAGTGCATCTGGAGCAGGTGTAAGTGGAACTGTTTCACAAAATTTAGAAAAAACAAGAGGAAGTCTTGGAGTTGAAGAGGCAAAAAGAGCACGGGTTGCTGCAGAAGCGGTATACGAAGAATATAAGAAATTGGGTATTTCTGGTGTAAAACTTGAACAAGCATTGCAGGTAGATAGAGCACACGTTATAGATGTTACACAGGCAGAAAAAAGATATAAAGAAGCCTGGGATACAAGATTATATGTTGCACAAGCAAGAGCAGAAAATGAAATGAGTATGCTCTTAACACAAGAGAATAATCAAAAAGCATATGTAACTGCTTTAAATAGAGTTGACGCATCAGGAGATATTAAAAACTCTATATTAAATAAAATTACAAAAGATCTTGCTTTAACAGAAGAAGAGTTACAGGTTCAGGCTAAAATTTTAGTAGAAATGCAATCAGATGCATCATTAATGAAAACAACAAGTTCTGGATTTTCTAACATAGCATCTGGAACTATAGCAGCAGCAAAAGCAAGGGCAACGATGGGTCCAGCATCACCTGGAGTTGGTTCAAGATCTATAGATGAAATTCAAATAGCACAACAACAACTTACAAAAACTAAATTTAGAGGTGATTTACAATTTGTAAAACAGTTAGAAACTACTGGAGAGAATGCTATTGCTAGTGCAATTGAGGCAATGAAAAAGAAAGCAAAAACAAAGTCTCCATCAAAAGAAACTCAAAATATAGGAAAAGATATTGGTGCTGGACTTGTTGTTGGAATGCAAGAAATGCAAGACGATGTTACAAGATCAGCAACACAACTATCTTCTGCTGCAACAACAGGAATTAAAGGTGGAGTTAAATCTATTCCATTTCAAGGTGCGGGACAGCCAAGATTAGGCGCAACTATACCTCAAATAGCAGCCAATGTGCCAATGAGTCCACAAGTTAATGAAAAAGTTCAAGAAAGTGCAAAAACAATAAAGTCAATGAATGACAGATTAAGGTCTCTTGATAGGGCACTAATGACCTCTTCATTTGCAATATCATCACTTGCTGGCGTAGCCTCAATGTCTGGCGGTAAATTGGGAGAAATGTCTGGATCAATATTTAAAGTAACAACTGCAATGTTTGCATTACAAGCAGTAACTAGTTTATTAACACAAAGTGGAATGTTAAGGCTTGCAACAGAACGTGGTTTAAATGCTGGACTATTGGTTCAAAATATTGCAACCAGAAGAGCATCGATCAATACAACTCTATTCTCTGGAGGAATTACAAAACTTATTCCTAATCTTTTAAGATTTGGTGGAATGATTGTAAGATTTTTAGGGCCAGTAGGATTAGTTATAAGTGGTTTGCTTGGCATGAAAAAAATTATTGATATAGTAAACTCAGCAAGAGCAAAAGAAAAGTTAGCAATTGAAGGAGTTGGTAAGGCTGCTAATATAACAGAAGGACAACTTAAAAAATTAGGTGAAATTTATGGATTTGTTCCAACCCAAACAAAATTATCAATAACTCCAACAGTTGCTGGAGTTGTAGGAGCACAAAGAACAAAAGTAGAAGAAACAAAAGAATTATATAAAACAGATAAAGAATTTAAACAAAATGTTGAAACACTAAGAAATGCATCAATAAAAGAGGCAGACTTAATATTTAATACAATGGCCTTAAAACTTTTGGGTGCTGGTGCAACACAAGAGGCAATTGAAAATATTATAGTTGCTTTACGGGAAGAAGCAGGAAGAACAGAATTAAAATTTAACTTTAAAGGAATTGATTTAAATACTGAAGAGGGTAAGGCAAACCTTAAGAAAAACATTAACGATATAGTAAGTACATTTTCTAAAGAATTTAATGAAGGATTTAAAGAAATAAAAACAACTACTGGTGGTAGAGGTTCTGCTGGAAGCACCGTAACATCATCAGTAAAAATTATTTCTCAGGATTTAAAAAAGTCTTTATCTACCACTTCTAATGTTCTTGCTGCTGATATGGCAAGTCTTAAAGGATTGCTTGAAACTGGAACAATAGACGCAAAAACTTTTGCAGAATCTTTTGATTTAATTTCTTCAAAAATGAAAGAAATGAATCAGCCTGCTGCACTGTATTTATTATCCGAAACAATAAAAACTTTAAATCCAGATTTACAAAAAACAGTTGGAAAAATAAAAAATGTTAATGATCAAATGATCATTCTTCAAGCACTTACACTTGGCCTTAAGATTGAAGCAAAACAAATTAATGCTATAAATGCTGGTGGAACAGTTGGGGCTTCAACAATTGCAGGTATTCAGAAGCAAATTACTGATAGGATTAATGCTCAAGCAGACGCTGCTAAAAAAGCAACAAATGAATATCAAAACTTAAATACAACAACTTCAGAAAAAACACCAAAACAAATTGTTCAAGAAAGAACAAAAGCGCTTCTTGATCAATCAAAAGCATATACAATATTAACAGCAAAAGGGTACGATACAAAAACTGCTGCAGACTTGGCAGGCGAATCATTAGTTGCTGCTGCAATTGCGTCAGGTAAAGTAAAAGTTGGAACTAAAGAGTGGCAAAACCTTATTAATAAATTAAAAGATGCTCAATTCCAAGCAGATGCAGTTTCTGCAAAAATAGAATTAGACCAACAGCAACAAGACATTGAAATACAGTTACAAGCATACCAAAAACTTGTTAAGGCTGGGGTTGATGCAAAACAAGCAGCAGAATCTGTTGGAAATGTAAGTTTGGCTAAATTAATATTAAACACTAAAACTGCAAAAATAACAATGAAAGATTTGACAGAACAAATACTTAAGGCTGCACAATTAGAAAATATATTAAAAAATATTAGTGATCCTTTTGGAAAAACTGTATCTTCAATGCAAAGCATCATGGATAAGTTTAATAACAATAACGAATTAATGATGGAAAAATTTAGAATTCAAGAAGATCGTGCAAGACAACAATTCCAGCCAGCAATAGATGCAGCGCAAGAGGCTGTAGATAAAATTCAAGAAAAAATTGACTCTACCAATAGTCAGTTTAATAAATTACTTGATCCTCTACAACTAGAGTCGTCAGTTCTTTCAAATAATCTTGCCATTATCGATAATATAAGTAAAGATATTAATGAAAAATATGATGCACAATCTGAAGCATTACAAAAAATATTAGATGTTAATTCTGAAATTACACAACAGCAACAAAAACAATTAACTTTAGCAGACGCCCTATCATCTGGAGATATCTCCGCTGCTGCTGCTGCAGTTCAAGAAATGAGAGGCTCTGCTGCAGAACGGGCATTGACAGGTCAATCTGGAACTCTTGAGGCTGCACGTCAATCAGAATTAAACGCAATTAAAGTTAATGGAATGTCAAGACTTGATATTGAAAAACGTCAATATGCTATTGGTCAACAACAGTATGCCCTTGAAAAACAAAGAGATACTTTGTTAAGAACATATAATACAGAACTTGAAACTGCAAATACAAAATTAAAAACTGCACAATTAGCACTTAGCACTCAACTTAAACTTATTTCAGATCAAAAACAAAAATGGGTAGATGCTAAATTAGCAATTGATGAAGCAGAAAACTCTGTTAGAACAATGAACATAAGTCTTGCAGAGCAATTAAAACTTGTAAAAGAAATTGTTGCTGCTTGGGCTGGGGCCAGTGCTGCTGCTGCTGAATCAGCCCCTGCTGCTAATGTTCCTAGTGGTGGCGGATCAAGCGGTGGAACAAGTGGTGGAACAAGTGGTGGAACAGGTGGCGGAACAGGTGGGGGAACGGATGCAGGGACCTCTCCATATCCACCAGGATCAAGTTCATTTACATATGGCGCAGGTAATCCACTTTTTGGAATTACTCCAACTGGACAAAAGGTAACTTCAACCACAAGTACTGCAAGTATTGCAACAAACCTTGGTATAAATAATCCAATATCAAAAGTTATTTCTACTGTTACTAAACCCATAGTAAGTACTGTTAAAGCGGTTGCATCTATTCCATCAACAATAGTAACACAAACTAAAGTTCTTGCTTCAGGAGTATCTAATGTTATTAAAAATGTTGCATCAAGTGTTTCAAGTGCCGCTAAGAGTGTTGCTTCAAAAATTTTTGGTGGATTTGGTTTAGCACAAGGAGGACTAGTTCCTAAATATATGGCAAATGGTGGAAGAGCAATGGGTTCTGATACTGTTCCAGCAATGCTAACTCCTGGAGAATTTGTAATGAATAGAAGAGCAACTAAGACCTTTGGCCCTCTACTATCAATGTTAAATGAATCAAAATATCCATCAATGATAGGATCTTCATATGATGGACAGGGTCGTAGTGGTATTATTGCATCTGTAAATAATAACTCTAGCAACGTGTATAATTATAGTATTGGAATTACCGTTCCAAAATCAAATGCTAATACAGAAGATATTGCTAGAGCGGTAATTAAACAAATTAAATATGTTGATAATCAAAGAATTAGGGGGCAAAGATAGTGGCAACCGCTGGATATTTAACTGGCAGGCGTAGATATCAGAGGCCACAGGCCTTATTATGGTCTGAGAATCCAGGAACGCTTACAAGTGGTATATATGTGCCAACAGGGTACGAAATAGGGGCTACAGTGCCAGGAGGGACCGATAGTGACCTAATAGATCAATTTATGATACTTTCAGATCATAATAGAGGAGAACTACAATTTACTCCAATTAGAATTGAGCAACGTCAAAGAACGATAAATGGAAGAATGCGTTCATACCATATTGCAGATAAATTAAATATGTCAGTATCTTGGACTAACTTACCATCAAGGTCATATTCTCAGGATCCCGCTTTTAATTCTGCAGGCACTTCTGCATATAAGAATAGTACTGGAGAATTTACATCTGATGGTGGAGCAGGTGCAGTGGATTTACTTGAGTGGTATGAAAATCACTCAGGACCGTTTTGGATGTATCTAGCATATGATAAATATACTAATTTTCCAGTTGATGGAGAAATTACGGATGCTTCCTATAATCATTTAGCACAATATAATCAAATAATGCAAGTCTATATTTCTGATTTTAATTATTCTATTGTAAAACGTGGTGGCACAAATCATGATCTTTGGAATATATCGGTAACGCTGGAAGAGGTTTAGAGTGTTTGAAGGAGAAGAGTTAAAAACACATCTAGAGACATCTGCAACAGTTAAACTTCAGTCATTAGTTTTGGCTGAATGGAATATGAATATGCCAGATAATATTTTTAAATTAGGAAATTATAGATATCGTCCAACAGATGAAGCATCTCAATTTTTTACTTTGCCAAATAATTTTGATTCCCTAGATGCTGGAAATTATTATACTGGTGCAACAGACGCAGATGTAGTAATAGATGGAGGAGTTCAAAATGATAATACTCCACAAAGTTTTACATTAATAAAAGATAAATTAAAATTAATATATTCTTTAGAGAGTTGCTTATATCCATTTAGACCAAGATCTGGAATAAATAAAGCAGCAAATTTTAATAATAGATTTTTTGCAAATTCAGGTGCCTCTATGTCACAAAGACCAAGATATTATATGCCATCTAGATATGATCAGTTTAAATATTGGACATCCTATAGAACAGAAAGCAATGTTGAATATGGAATTGCAAATATTATTTCTAATGAATTATCCTTTATCAACGATGCTGTTCCTTTTGTTGTTTATAAAGAAAGTGTGCCAGCAAATAGAATTGTAGTAAAGATGCAAACTAACGTAGGAGACGTAGATCTTGGACCTTTTACAACCGCTACTGGATCAATAATAGATCCACTTTATGGAAATACAAATAAAACAACTCCATCTAGATGGAAGATACAATATCTCAAAAATAATTTATGGGTTAATGCATATGAATTTAACGAAAATGATACCCGTGAGTCTGGAGACCCCATTATTGGTTCAGATGGGTATGTTGAGTTGCAATATGGATTGTTAATTCCAGAAGAATATGAGTCATCTTTTATACTTGTGGACACTATCTCTTCAAGTTCTTTGCTGCCAGAGACTAGCGTAGAAGGTTATGCTTATTTGGTTATAGAAAATGCAGGGGATAGAGGAACAATCCATATTTGGATTAATGGTAATTATACAACTTTTACACCAGAATATGGTTGGCAATTAGGATCTGAAACAATAGAAAGAAATACAAACTTTGTTACCGATTTAACATCTCCAGCATCTTTTGATAATGATGTAGAAGGTGGAACCACCTACCGTGATTTTTCTTATATCGATGGAATTAGAGTTGTTGTAGAAGTTATGAATAAGTTTGAATCTACATTTGATTTAATTGAAATATCTCCAAGACTTATAGTAGATATATCTGATAAGGTAATTGATTTTAAAGTTACAAAAACTCTATCTGATATAGGTGTTACCTCTTTGCCAGTTGGACAATTGCTTGCTTCAAATGGAAGGATATCTATATTTGATGACGATCAGGCATTCAACGATCAAAATGAGTCAAGTATTATTTCAAATTATATTACAAAAAATATTAAGTTTACATTTTATGAAATTGTTCTTGATGTTAATGGATTTGACTACTATATTCCACTTAAAACTTTATATTCAGAAGGATTCCCACAAGCAGATATTACTGGAGGAACTATATCTATAGACCTTAGAGACTTCTTTTTCTTTTTAGAATCTATGCCAGCACCAAGATTATTAGCAACGGAAGCATCTCTAAGTTATGCAATTACAACATTGCTTGACTATATTGGTTTTAGTAATTATGTTTTTAGAAGAGTTGATGGCGAATCTGAACCAGTTATACCATTCTTTTTTATTGCCCCAGATCAAAATGTTGCAGAAGTTTTAAATCAATTAGCCCTTGCTACACAAACAGCAATGTTTTTTGATGAATATAACAATTTTGTTATAATGAGTAAAGATTATTTGATGCCAACGGAAAATCAAAGAGCCACTACATTTGTTTTATCTGGCACAAATAACCAAACAGATAGCGGTGTTATTAAAAACGCAACATCTGGAAATTTACCAAATATCATATCTATAGCGTCAAAAGATAAAAAAATATATAATGATGGGAAAATTAACTATACAACAAGATATATCCAAAGATCATATGGATCTATTAAACAGTCTAGTATGATTGATAAAGACAAAACCTGGATATATAAGCCTTCTTTGCTTTGGGAAGTATCTGGTACAGAAAATACAAAAACTATAAATGAAGTCTCATCCAATCAGAGTAAATATGTTTTAGGTGCAATGCCACTAAATTCTAACCTTTCTTCTTCCGCTCCAACAGTTGTTAACCATGAAATAATAAACAATATTGTAGATTTTGGAGAAAGTATTTATTGGCTTACAAGATATCAGGGATATTTTTATTCTAATGGCGAAATAATAAAATATGATGCAGTAGAGTTTAATATAACTGGAACAGGAAATGTTTTTATTAGTAGTAATCAAGAGTATCAAAACTACTTTTCTACAATACCTTTTAACGGAAAAATATATCCAACGGGGCGAGTTCGTGTATATGCAACACCATACTATGAAACGGTTGATGGAATTACAAGATTACAAAATGGAGCAGTAGTAGACCATGGACGTGCACAATTCGGAACAACAATTACATCCCATACTGCGGGCATCGATACATATTGGTCTAATAATGATTATGTTCGGGGAGTAGATATGAAAACACAATATCTATTTACAACCCAATTAGATGAAGATATAACATATCCAGAAACTATAATTGGAGCAGCAGGAGTGAGTAATACAATAGCAAAACAAACTACTCGTAATGGAATTATCAAAAATTTTATGTCAACAAGTTATTTAACAGAAACACAAATAAATAATCTTAATTCAACTCAAAGTGGAACAATTCAGTCATCTGCTTTAGTTATGAATGGTCCATCCTTTAAAACTACAGAAACTCCATTAAATTTTGTTTCATATGTTTATAAAAATTTAAATAGTGCATATAAACATTTTGGAACTAGATTAAGAATAGTTGGTAAAATAGAAAATAATGAAAATAGAATACAAACCCCAATTGGAAGTACAACCTACTATCAAACTTCTGGAACTCAACCAGACCAGACGGTAAGTATTGGTGGTGGTTCTGGTGGTATGGCTATATTGCTTAATCCAGAAACAAATAATGGGTATTATTTTGAAATTGTTGCTTTAACGGAAAATAATATTAACTCTTATTTAAAGGTTGATGCAAATGGAAATCCAGAAAAATCTATTAATAATATATTATTTTATAAAATTAAAAAAGATTCTTCAAATACAGATGCTATACCTATAAAACTTTGGGGAGGCCTTACAAAAATCATTGTTGACGATGGTCGATTTACTGGTCAGTATAGAATGTCTGGAGAAGAAAATCCAACAGTATATGATTTATCAGTAGAATATCAAGATGTTGGTAAAGTAAGAAGATTTTATTTATATATTAATAATAAATTAATTAAAATAGTTGATGATTCAGATCCACTTCCAGTTTATAACAATATGGCCTTATTTACCCGTGGTTCATCTAGATGCATGTTTGAAAATATTTATGCATTATCAGAAAACTATTCTCAAAATACTGTTTTTACAGTAGGAGAAACGCTTGCTTCAGCACTATCTGATGGTAAGATTAATGCTAATGAATCTTTTAGAAAATATGCAATGAGCGGAATAATTCAAGGAACACATCTTTCTGGAATAAGTGCACAACAACCACCACAATATAATTTATATTTTGAAGAGTTTGGATCTATTATGCGTGAATGTGCATATTTTGATATAAAATATGATCGTGCATACCCCGCTCTTTATGCCCAACTATCTCCAACATTTAATAGAATTAAAGGATATACAACTTCTGGATTTTTAGCAGACTCATATGGAGCAGAGTTTTTAATATTTAATGCCACAGATACTGCGTTAAGTTTGGATGAAACAACTGGAAATTATTTAAGAATTCAAGGAATAACCTTTACACAAGACACAACCCATGAATTAACCGTTGATGAGTATTTTAAAAAACGTGGAAATCTATCTGATCCAGAATTTCAAGGAAGTTCGTTAGTATTTTCTCCACTTGTAGAAAAAGCAAAATATGATGAAATCAGACAAAGTAGAATGATATATGGAAAAAATGAATTTTCTATTGATAGTTTATATATTCAAACAGACGATGATGCACAAGCACTAATGGGATGGATTATTAATAAGGTTATGCATCCTAAAAAATCAGTAGGTATAAATTTATTTTCAATTCCAACAATGCAATTAGGGGATATTGTAACAATTGATTATAAGGACTCCTCTGGACTAGATCTTGTAGCATCTGACTCCAGCAGGTTTGTAGTATATAATATTGAATATTCTAGAACAAATACTGGACCAAGCATGACAACCTATTTGGCAGAGGTGTAATATGAAAAGTTGGGAAGTGTTAAAAAAAACAGCACCAATGTACTTATGTTTATCAAAAAATTCTACTTTTATAGATAATAAA